TGGCGTTGTGGCGGCTGGTCATGGATGGCGCGGGGCTGGTGTTGGGGACGTCCACGAACTTGGATTACGCCCGTGAGTCGTGGTTGAAGGCGACCGAGTTGGCGTGGGGTCCGCACGGGTCCGGTGTGTTCGCGGGGGTGCCGGAGCTTGAGGGTGAGTTCACTTTGCCGCGGTACGCGAATGGTGAGCAGACGTTGTCGACGGTGGATGGTGCCCGGTACAAGATCGGGACGGCGACCCGCACGGGCGGCCGGTCGCTGGCCGTTGATCTGCTGATCTTGGACGAGTTGCGGGAACATCGGTCCTGGGAGGCGTGGTCGGCCTCGTCGAAGACGACGAACGCCCGCCCGCGGGGTCAACGGTGGGCATTGTCGAACATGGGCGACGACGGTTCAGTGGTCCTGAACCACCTGCAGGAGCAGGCGTTGAAGACGCTCCGCACCGGTAAGGGTGACGACTCGCTCGGGATCTTTGAGTGGTCGGCGCCGGACAAGTGCGACCCGGCTGACCGTTCGGTGTGGCCGATGGCGAATCCCGCGCTCGGGTACACGATCCTCGAGGACACCCTCGCCGCGGACTTCGCGACGGACCCGCCTGACGTGTTTCTGACCGAGGTGTTGTGCCGTCGGGTGGCGAATTTGGCGCCGCGGCCGGTCGACCCGGATCTGTGGGCGTCGCTGGCTCGGAAGCGGAAGCCGCGGCTGGTCGGGGGGCCGGTGTTTTGCCTGGACGTGACCCCGAGTTTGGCGCATGCGTCGGTGGGGGTGGCGCAGTTCACCGCCGCCGGCCTCCCGTACCTGGATGTGGCTGATCACCGGGACGGTTCCGATTGGTTGACGGAGTACGCGGTCGAGTTGAAACGGAAGTACCGGGGTGCGAAGTTTTACGCCCTCGCCACCGGCGCCATAGCCGCCGAACTACCGGCACTCCTCAAGGCCGGGATCGACCCGGTCATGCTCTCCGCGACCGACATGGGCAAGGCGTGCGTCCACTTGCAGAAGGTCACGGGTGAGGGCGGGTTGGTCCATTCGGGTGATCCGTTGTTCGGGGCGGCGTTGAACGGGGCGGTCGCCCGGCCGATCGGTGAGGGTCTGTGGATTTGGGGTTGGCGGAAGTCCACCGCCGACTTGTCGCCGATCGCGGCCGCCACGGGTGCGTTGTGGGGGTTGGCGCAGGGCGTCGATTTGAAACCGAAGATCATTACTAGCGGGAGCGGGTGACGTATGGGTCGACGGTGGGAGACGTTCACCCGCGTAGCCGGTATCCGCGCGACCGCCGACCAGCCGGCGGCACGGTTCGGGGTCGACATCCCCCCGGAACTGTTGGAGGCGTGGAACCCGGGCGGCGGTATCGCCACCCCGATCTCCCGGAACGAGGCTTTGCAGGTTCCGGCGGTGAAACGGTGCCGTGACCTGATCGCCGGCACCCTCGGCTCGCTGCCTTACGTGACCGTCGGCCCCGACAAACGGGAAGCCCCGAACACGTACCTGATGTCGGGGACCATCGACCCCGACGTTCCCAATCCCGTCACGTTGGCATACACGGTCGAGGACTTGCTTTTTGAGGGTGTCGCGTGGTGGCGGGTCACGAAGTTCGGGTGGCATGGGTACCCGGTGCAGGCTCAGTTGTTGCCGCATCAGTCGGTGCATGTGGCGCAGACCCGTGGGCTGTTGCCGTCGCAGATCGGTATCGACCCTGACCAGACGTTCCCGGTGCAGCCGAACGCGTCGCAGATTTACGTCGACGGGTACCCGGTTAGTGACCGGGAGATTATCCGGTTCGATTCGCCGAACCCGCCGCTCCTGCGGCATGCGGCGCGGGCGATCCGGGCGTGCCTCAACCTGGACCTGGCCGCGGAAACGTACGCGAAGGTGCCGATGCCGTTGGGGTTGTTCACCCCGAAGGAGGGTGTCGATCCCGGCTCCGACTCCGACATTGAGGAAATGCTCGCGAAGTGGGAGTCGGCGCGGGCGGCCCGGTCCACTGCCTACGTCAGCGCCGCCCTGGAATACAAGCCGGTTGTGGCGATGTCCGCGCAGGACATCCAACTGTCCGACGCCCGCGCCCACGCCGTCCTTGAAATCGCCCGTGCCGCTGGGGTGGATCCTGAGGACCTGGGTATCTCGACCACGTCGAGGACCTACCAGAACGGGCAGCAACGGCGCCTCGACCTTCTCGATTTCACGCTGGGCGCGTACGTGTCGGCGATGCAAGCCCGCCTAACGATGCCCGACATCCTTCCGCGCGGGTATCAGACGCGGATCAAACTGGACGGGTTCCTCCGTTCGGACACGAACAGTCGGTTCCAGGCGTATCAGATCGCGTTGCCGCTCGGGATTCTCACCCTCGATGAGGTCCGTGACCTTGAGGACCGCCCGAATCTCACACCGTCCGAGCTTGCCGCTATCGCCCCGGCGTCACCTGCCCCGCAGCCGGCGCAGCCACCGCAGCCCAACGCGCAGTCGAATTCGATGCGGGTCCCGCCCGCGCAACAGGAGGCCGATGTGCCTGCCGAGAAGTTCACTTCGGACGCAGAGAACGTGACCGTGCAGTTCGACTCCACCGACGTTGCCGAGTCGTTCCAGGTTGACGCGGAGCGGCGATTGATAACCGGGATGGTGGTGCCCTGGAACGCCGTCGCCACGGCCGGCGGCAACCGGTGGAAATTCTCACCCGACTCACTCCGCTGGGTTGATGCGAGCCGCGTCAAGCTGAACATGAACCATGAGCGGGAGGCGTTGATCGGCCGCGCTACCCGCTTGCAGTCCGGGTCAGTCGGGATGACTGCCACCTTCAAGGTCGCGGACACCCCCGAAGGCCAGCGCGCGTTGGCGCTCGCCAAGGACCAGATCTACGACGGGTTCTCCATCGAAATCGACTTCGATCGGGACGCCGGCGACGACTACCAGGCCGACCCGTCTGACCAGTCAGTGCGTCTGGTTCGTCAGGCAACCCTCCGCGGCGTCGCCCTCACCGGGACCCCCGCATTCGACGACGCCCGAGTCACGGCCGTCGCAGCCATGAAAGACAAACCACGAAAGGAAACTGCTATGGCTGAGCAGGCCACAGACACGAAGGCGAAGCCGGATGAGACGTTCGACTTCGGCGGGTACCTGAAAGACGCCGCCGACAAGATGGTGGAGTCTCAGAGGGAACTCACCGAGAAGTTCACCGAGACGATCGGTGATTCCCTCTCCGCCGGTATCAAGTCGGCGCTTGAGGACATCTCCGCGCCGCAGACGAGCGGCCCGCAGTCGGTGCGTGCCGCCCGGTTCCACGTCACCTACGAGCCGCCGGTGTACGCGTTCGCCGGCACCGGGCACTCCCTGGTCCGGGACGCGTACCACGCGTACCACCAGCGGGATGATCAGGCGGCGGCGCGGCTGCGTAAGTACCAGGAGCAGACCGAGGAAATGGCGAAGCTCGCGACCGCGGCGCTCGAGTCGGCCCGGTTCACCCCGCAGTCCACCAGCACGGCGGCTGCGATCATCCCACCCGGTTACCGCCCCGACTTGTACGTGTCGGAGCTGCTGAAGGGTCGCCCGCTGGTCAACGCGTGCGCCCGCGGGACGATCGACAACGCGACCCCGTTCGTGGTGCCCGTGTTCGGGTCTGGCGGTTCGACCGCGGACCACGTTGAGGGTACGAACCCGACGGACGGTTCGCTGACGCTGACCACGAAGACGGTCAGCCCCGGCGGCATCTCCGGTCGCCTGACCCTGACCCGCGAGATTGTCGACTCGTCGAACCCGGCGATCGACCAGATCGCGTTGCTGGCGATGCGTGAGGCGTACTCGCAGCAGACCGAGACGAAGGTTTACACGCTCCTGAACGGCGCGTCCGGTGCGGGTGGCACGATCACCGCCGGGCTGGTCCCGTCCGGGGCGCAGGCGGCGACGTTCGTCGGCTCCTCCGGTACCCCGCCGGCTCTGATCGCCGGTATCCGCGGGCAGCTCGCGAAGTATCCGTTCGCCAGGTTCGCGTCCCCGTCGGCGTCGTTGATGGGGCAGAACGCGACGACGATCCTCGCCACGGCTGTCGACACCACCGGCCGTCCGATCTTCCCGTCTGTGGGTGCGATGAACTCCACCGGGCTTGCGTCGGCGGTTGATCAGGCGTGGATGGTTGACGGGTTGCCGTTCCAGCCGGCGTGGGCGATGACCGGTGTCGCCGCCGGTGACACTCAGATCGCGATCTGGCAGCGCGCCGACTTCTGGGTGTGGGAATCGCCGCTCCTATCGTTCCGGTACGAGGAGAAGGTCGGCCCGGCGAACATCGAACTGAACGTGTTCGGGTACTTCGCGACCGCCCTCATCCGCCCCGTCGGCCTGTCTGGTAT